CCCCCACGCCCCAACCCCACCCCCGCCAGAGGAGTCCGGCGTCGAGCCTGCAGCAACTTCCTTGGGCATTGCGCCATCCCAGCGATAATATTCACCATTCGACTCCCACAACAGAGCCTCATTCGGTAAAGTTATCGTATAGCCATCTTCAAATGAATCTTTGAGAATCCATCCATAATTAGCTATTGCCTGCTGCGCCAGCCAGCGTAGCCCCTCAATTGTGTAGTGCTTATTGCCGAACCGATCAATATAAGTATTGACCATTGATGTAACAAACTCATCAATCTTACCGGCGTTAAACTTCAGGTCGCGCGGTGATTCACTCGGTACTGGATTCTGTGTAGGCATAGTACTCATCAAATTTTACCTTATTTTCAAATATAAGTTTGTTCAGCTTTTTTCCTGGCAACCTTTGCGTCTTCTATATTCTCAAAAAGACCTAAATGTTTATTCTTGCCATTGACCCATATACGAGCTCGCCACTTTTTTTGCTGTTTACACCAAATAACCCCCGGAATACCTGATGTATTAGTACTCAGGTTGCAGCAGTTCTGTCTTTTAGTGACAACTCTAAGATTTTCAATCCTGTTATCATCTTTAATCCTGTTTATATGGTCTATCTCCATCCCATCAGGGATATCCCCATAATGCATTTCCCATATAACCCTGTGCACAGGTCTGGATATTTTTTCTACTCTTACATTTACGTATCCGCGATGATGCAAATGACCAGCTTCGTCGCCAGACTTCGCTCTGTTATTCCGCGTAATCTTCCAAAATAACTTTCCGTTTCTATATGTGAAGAAATCATGCCAATTCATAATTTTTCCATAAAAAAAGCCAGCGCTTAGGCTGGCTTGTAGTGGTTAACTGGTGTTCAGGGGTAAATCAGATCGCTGTATTCAGATACGGTCAATGAAACTGTGTTATCGCTGTTCGGTGTGATGCTGTTTACTGTCCACAGCATGCTGTCCATTTCTGCAACCGTCGCGATGATGTAGCGCGAAGGAAGCTGAACGGCATCGCCATCCCAGATGTTCAAAGGGATATCGGGTATTGCCGCGGTAAATCCGTAGCGGGTATCACTGCGAGGTGTGGCTGCATAACGTTTCGTGGGATTACCGATACTGTCAGTAATAACGACAAACATATCGCCAGAGAATGTAATTGGTTCGCTGGTATCGAAGTTATTACCTGAACGCCCTGTGATGTAGCCCTGCTGCTGGTTGGTGTCGTAGATGTCAGGAAGCTGAACCACACTCCCCACCTGAATAATCCCGTCCTCAAACACCTTCGCATTCATTTTCACGCGTGAGTAAAGCAGCCGCTTGGTTTCTCGCAGCGCCCTCTCTTTCGCCTGATATTCATTGCGAAAACCGACAACCTCAATCTTGTTAGGATTGCTGGCTTCCTGCTCAACGATTTTCCCATCAATAATGCGATAATTGACGTAATTTTTGTTGTTCGTGATTGGGTCAACGTAGCTCACCTGAACGCCGTCATAGCCGCCGGGCAGTGTGGCCTCATAGCTGATTTTATACTCATCAGTCAGCATATTAGACCGGTTAAACACTGCATCCGGATACGCGACTCTCTGGTCGCGAGTAAACGTCAGGACGCCACTGTCCCAGTAGGCCGTTACCGATGCCGCATTGCAGATAGACTGCACGCGCTCACCCAGCGAATCATCCTCGTTATCAAACGTGTAATCGAAGTAACCAAGGCGCTCATCAGGCAGCGATGCGGCGATGCTGTAGAGCTGATACAGGTCGATAGTGCTTTCGTCCTGCCCGCCCATAATCAGCCATGTATGCGCCACGGCATCAGCAAAGGAGCGTGACGGCCGCAGCGCATAATCAACCTTCTGAGTGGCGAGGTTGTAGCTGATGGTGTTGCGCGTTGCCAACAGGTTATATTTCCGCTCGCGGCTTCCCAGCGCGTTCTCAGTGGCCCTCACCTTCACCCTGACCAGCGTATCGTCTTTATGCACTACGTTCCGGCGCGGGTTGACGGCGTGGATTTCTTCCACCTTAAGCACGCTGGCATCACTGGAGTTATCCGTTCGCTGGAAGCTTATGGCGTAGCGACCATAACCGCCTGTCGGGGTCAGCTTATCCGTGCGGTAGAAAACTTCACTTGTGGAGTCATGCGGTGTGGTCTGCCGGTAGTTGAAGGTCTGGGTTGTGCCGGCGATCTGCTTGTTATCATCATCGACTTTCCAGATTGTAACCTTCCAGTTAGTTTCCTTGTTCCCGCCGAGCTGTGACTGGGTATGCACCCAAAGCTCAGTTGAATCTACTGGCGAGAATACCGGACCAATAACCAGCGCCTCGTTATCGTTGAGGATGAATTTAGAGGTATTTATGGTTGCGTTAGCCGGAACCTCACCATCACCCAGCAGACTGCCAATAACAAACGTGTAGTAATACTCCGGATTGATTGTCGCGCCGTTATCTGTCTGCGTTGCCGAGATCAGAGTCCCGGAAAACGTGGCGTCTCGTGTCACGTTACCGGATGCGGTTGAGTACGTAACGTTGACGGTGAATGTTACCGCGTGAGGCTTGGCAAGGTTGAAAAAATAATCGAATTCCGACTGGCGCAAAATCTTCACTGAAATCTGCCCGCCAGAATAGCTACCGCTAATGACTTTGGTGGCTGAAGCCGTTTCAATCGGATAACTGTCTGATTCGTTCTGTCCCGGCACTTCCTGACCGTCCACATCGTCGAACCCGTACCCCTCATAAATAACAGGGATAGTTTCGCCAGGCTGGTAAATCTGGTAGTCGGCGCCAGCCATTGAGCCCAGGCTGGACTCAGAATAGCGCACTGAGTTTGTCGTGTATTTACCAATACCGATGCACATGAACTCTGTGACGTATTTCAGATTGTCGATGTATTCAAAAATCGACTCCTGAATCAGGTCAGGGTACGAACGCACCTCACCATAGATGTCAGGTTTTGCCTGATACAGGCGTGCGGTATTTGTCTGACCGGTCAGTTTATTATTCGGGGAATCAACGCTGTTGGAACCAGTGTTCGGAATGCTCGTTTTCGGCGCCAGAAAGGCAAACACCTGACCCACCACTTTGAATATCGGACTGATAATGTCGCCGATAACGCCTTTGGGCTGGTCGAAGATGACAATGTGATCGCCTGCCGAAAGCTGAAAGTTAAGCTCTGCATCATCGTCCATATCTACGCCATTGAGGCGAATGACGATATCGCTGTGCAGATTCTGCGTCAGCAGCCAGGCATAAAAAAAGGTGCCTACTGGCACCTCATGGCGTTCTTTCAGTGCGCCGGGAAAGCGCTGTATCTCAATCAGGGGCATACGAAAAATACTCCAGCTGGGTAAACGCCCTTTGAAGAACCAGCAGCGAGTCAATGCGAACGCCGCCACCCTCGCCGCGCGAATGTAATGCACGGTGATTCACAATCAGGCCAACATGCGCCGGCGCCGCGCCGGTATACGCAACGAATATTCCGCCGTTAACCGGCACATCACTGCGCTTCCAGAAAACTACATCACCCTCATAGCAGGTAAAGAAGTCGGCGCCCGATTCGTAGTCCGGCGTCTGGTGCAGCTCTTTACCCAGCACATGCCGGTAATACAAAACCACTAATCCCCAGCAATCCACCGTATCGAACGTGCAGGCACGGTTGGCCCACGGCACGCCAATCATCTTGCTGATAAATGCGTCCTCAGAGATTAGCGAGTCCGGTGTACTCTTTTGGATCATAAAGATGGCCTATGTTTGCATTAAGGGGATTGGTGACTGACAGCACAACAGAAACGTCTGCTGCGTTCATATCGACGGACTTTACATACAATGTCCACGACTTAACCGGAGTTGATGTGTCTGCAGCATCGAAAACCCTGCGTGTGGCGATAATAGGTTCGATGAGGCTGAATCCACGCCATGCCTTCAGCTTCGTTTTGACATCTGATGACACGCGGCCAAGCTTTACCGTTGCGTCAATAACCGGTGTGCCACTCTGCTGACTTTCGTCGATTTCAAAGCGCCCGGGCTGATAAGAAACTCCGCCAAGGGTTTTGGCGAAGAACTGCTTGTCAACGAGGCGGACATATCCGAACGCCGGGTGATAAAATGTCAATGTGTCGTACAACTGCCGCATGGGTCGCTGCTGCCTATATTCTCTGTAACTTGGCATCATTTCACCTCGGGCAGCGTCTTGGTAACAATAATGTCCAGCCAGCTCCACCACTGCGGCGGCAGCTCAACAATAATATCGTCGTAATCATCGTCACTGTTGGTCAGGTGATTCGCTACAACCGTTCCTTCCCACGTCACCACGCCGCCGTCGATACTCGTTTGCACCGGCATCTGTGTAAAGTGCAGCTCCTGAACCTGAACGCCGCTTCCACCGAGGTCGATAGCCATGCGAAACCAGTTAACGCCTTTATTCAGGTAGTTCGGGCTGAATAACCACTGCTGGAAAGCGCGGGCCTGCGGGAGGGTAAATATCCAGCGGACATTCCATGTCACCTTCAGGTCGTCGGTTAGCGGCTGAAATATCACAGGGCCAACTGCCGGGCTGTCACTCTGAAACCCTGTGTCCGGCGTCATGTTCTTACTGGCTTTCTGTGAAAGCGGAAGCCAGTCCGGATAATCAATAATTGCCATCAGCCCTGACCTCTCGCTTTGCGCTTCACGTTAAAGTTGCTCACTATGCCCTGGCTTACAGGGCCACCGTTGTTCAGGTCGGCAACAATCATGTCTATCGTCACCCCGCCATTTCCGTCAGATGATGCCTGCGCATCAACCGTGGCGCCGGAGTAGTTTTGAACATTGAGCTGGACATTGATGCCACCGCCGCTCTGCATGTCCTTATTGCTGATTACTGAGCCGTTGTCACCGGGGATCATGTACTGCCGGCCATTGCTGGCCTGATAGATTTCCGGCAATCCGCTTTCACCAACTTGGTAGAGTCCGCCCGCAGATACCGGGCCGCCGTTTTTCCTTTTCCCCAACAGGTTCATACCAATTACGCCAGCAACAGCACCGAGGCCGATGGCGGCCGCTGTGCCCATGGAGGCGATTGATGACAGGATTGCTGCAGGCGTCCAGGCTGCGGCTGTAGTTGCTGCGGCTGTAGTACTGACGGCTGTCTGTGTTGCTACAGCTGTGGTCTGTGCAGCCGTAACCGCAGCCAAAGCGCCTTCCTGTGTGGCAGCGCCGGTTATCGCTGATTTAGCCCATTGAATTCCCATTTGGACAAACGTATCGATAACAGCATTAAGAATAGTGTTACCAATTGAGCGCATCGCATCTCCGAGACTCATGGTGCCACTAATAAGCCCCGTCAGCGCATTCGAGGCCGTGGAGCCGAACGCTTCAAATGCCGCTCCTGCCACTTGGGTTGCTGTACTTTGCTGCTCCCACTCCTGCCACATAAGGTTGATGCGCTGGTCACGATACTGCTTTTCAATTGCGGCACGGGTAGCCTCTGCTTCTGCAGTTTTTTGTGGGTAAAGCTTTTCATATTCATCAATAGCAGCCATTTGCTGTTTATATTGATTATCAAGGCCCTTAACTGGTTCAGCGGTACCCTGAACAGACGTGAATGTTTTTTGCGCATCCTGCTTTTGCTTCTCTGCAGCAGCCTGAGCCTTTATTGCTGCAGCATTATCGTAAGCTTTTGCAGCATACTCGCCGGCCAGATTGATTTGCTCCTGGGTAGCCTTGTTTCCAAGACTCTGTTGGGCCTGAAGGATTGCTTGCTGCCTTGACAGCTCTCCAGTTGATTGCCCGGAAAGCTGAGCTTTCTCGCGCAAATTCTCCAGCTTTTGCGCTATGCCATCCTCTGCTTTGGAAAGCCTGTTCGCTGCTTGCTCTGCTTTTTTCTTTGCCTCAGCGTCAGCTTCAGCAACGGCAACTTGGCGACTTAAAGCTATAGCTTCTTTTTTCTGCTCATCCGTCAGGTCTTGCTGGGCGATCGTGTATTCAACAGCCGCCTGCTTTCCTTGCTTGAGGGCAATCAGTTGCTGATTAAGGCCTTTGGTGAGGGAGTCAAAATTTGCGGCTTGCGCCTCAGTTCGCATTCTTCCTATGCTGGCTTCAAGGTCTTTTACTGCCTGCTCTGCCTGAGCGGCAGACGCGCCAGCTTTAGTTAATTCGTCTCGGAAGTTTGCTAACGCCAGCCGCCCCTCGTCGGTTGTGCTTTTCATTGTCGCCAGC